TTCTTAAAGATATCTAGTGTCGATTCAGCTTCATTGATAATCTCGGCATCATCCCCAAGATCTAGATTCAAATGATCTTCAACGATAGAAATTTCAATAGGATTAACGCTCTCAAGATTCTCGATAAACTTATCAAACCAATAATGGTTAGTCTTATTTGTAACGATAACCTTCAAGATACAATGTGCGTAATCTTTATAGTTAATCTTTGTTTTTAGAAATTCTTCATCAGCATCATTATACCAAACTTTCTTAAACATCTTATAAGGATTCTCGACAAAAGTTAGTTGTCTTGTTTCCGTATCAAAGATGTTAACCCCTCGTGGATCATCATAATCACTCCAAGTAAACTCAGCATGAGACCCAAGATAAAAAATATGCCCATCAGTAGACCGATGGTGATAATGCCCGGACATGACCATATCAAATCTTGAAAAGAAGTTCTTACTTTCTCCGTGCGAGATAATAGAACCTTTGTACATTTCGAACCCTTGAATTTCAAGGTGTCCCATAGCGACTTCAGCTTTAGTACTATTGATTGCATTTATTGTTTGCTCCCTGTTTGTATCGCAGATCCAAGGAATAAACATTACTGGTGTCCCATCAAAGTCTACTTCCGTAGCAACATTATTATAAACTTTGAATGTAGGGAACTGACCAACAATCAACTCTTCCATTGAATTGACAAGATTAGTGTTTTTAAAATAAGTGTCGTGATTACCAATAATAAAATGAACGTCAAGGTTACGAGCAGCCATAGGTTCAAGGAAGTCTTGGCGAAGACGGCTGGCAGTGTTGATATTGATATACTTGCGACGATCTACCATATCGCCAAGATGAACCACCGTCTTGATATCATGTTCTTCCAAATACGGAAAGAATACGTTATCAAGAAATCGCTTTGAATTATCTAGAAATGCGACACTGTCGTTACGAACGCCCCAGTGAGTATCGGTGATTAATGCTATTTTCATATCTCTGCTTCTATGCTCTCTTCAGAAAAGACTTCAACACCTACTAGTTTACCTGGTTTTTTAATTTTAGTCAACTTATTTTCATAGCTCCTGATAATTTCATCAGAAAATTCATTTGATGCTAGCTGGGCATGCTGATCTCCGCCATGGAATCCCATAAGAAATGTGTTCTCGTAGTTCTTGTGCTTAACGTACGTCTGCTTCTTCTCCTTTGCGATTCGACGAATGAATGCATTCCATGCAATCTGTGTGAAGTAAGCAAAAGGATTATTTGTTTTATCTGGATTGAAGTTATCCACGGCAGCAACGCAGTCAATGATGCCATCGGAAATCATATCCTGCTTATATGTATATCCCGAAAAGTTAGGCTTCTTTGCTAGATTATTACAAATTAAAAGAATAGATTCTCCGATATAATTCGAAACCTGTGGCTTCGGCTTTTCTTGTTCTTTTGATTCTGCGAGCTTCAGTCTATGCTCGATCATTGCAGCATAAAGAGTCTTGTTGTTAATATAATTAACTGCTTTCTTAGCCATGTCTTTTTCCTTTACTTTAATTCGGTCATTGAGTATAATCATTTATGTGATCTGTGAAATTAGATAGTAATAGATACCTTATAGATCTTATAATCAAACTTCTCTTCGTTATAAATCTTTATACGTTCCATAAAATGTAACAATGTAAAGTTCTTCTTACTTTTCCAAGACATATCGTCAGATATGTCAAACAGCGTAGCTGTTTTCTTGTTATCAGACTTACGTAGTCCACGACCAATAGACTGAAGATTACGAACACGAGACTTTGAAGGCGAAGCAAATATAACATTACTAATACTTGGAATGTTAATACCAGTAGAGAAAGTACCATAGCTAGCAATGATGATACTATCAGTTTCTTTTTCCACAATACCTCTAATCATGTCTCTCTGTTCACCATCGACACCACCATGAACGAAAAACACCTTTCTATCTTTAGCTTCCTTCTTTATCATATCATTCAATACTGTTCCATGTTTATCAACAAACTGGAACAAAAGAAGGGTATTGCCTTCGAGGGAAAGAGCAAGATTCTTGATGAAATCATTTCTTGCTTCGAGACGTACAAGATAATCCATCTCTGCTTGATAGTCAGCGGATCTAGATATCATCTGACGAACCTCGTCTGGATAAGACAGAACGATAGCTTTGATCTTGAATTCAGATAGATGTTTTTGATCGATCAATTCAGCTGTAGTCGTTACCTTTCTTACTGGACCAAATAAACCTTCAAGAACCAGCTTATGAGTTTGAGTACCGTCAAGAGTTCCAGTGAACCCAAAACGGTACTTACAATCTTCCAGTTTAGTTAGAATAGAAGTAAGAGACTTAGCCTTGAATAGGTGAGCCTCGTCGCCGATTACGACGTCGTATTTGCTGAACCAGTCTTTCGGCGCTTTGTAGATACTTTGCCAGGTTGTGATGGTGACTTTCTCGGAGCTCTCTTTTTCTTGACCGGCGTAGATTCGATGGGAGTCTCGATCGTAACCGTAGGACTTGAAGTCGGCGTTGAGCTGGTGGACAAGAGTTGTTGTAGGAACGATAATAAGCGTTTTAGCATTGTAATACCTCATTAGTAAGTAGATAATAAATGACTTGCCTGAAGCAGTCGGTGAAAGCAATAAAGCTCGATTCTCGCGCACACCATGTACGAAAGCATCGAGCTGATAATCTCTTGGTTGAAATGGGAGATTTAGTTCTTGAATAAACTGCTTGGCTTCTGCTAAAGAAAAGCTTTCCGAAGCGAAGCTGGAGTCGTATTCAATTTCATAGTCGCGAGCTTTGCAAAACTCCTCGACGTAACGGTTTAATCCAGCATACAAGGCGCATGCCATTGGATTAAACAGTCTGATTTTACCATCCCACATTTTGTTTCTATACGCTGGCATGAACTTAGCGCCAGGTACATCAAATGTGAAATAGTCATTTAGTTCGTAAGCAACACTAGGTTCACAATCTATCTTATTGTATACTTCGTTTAGCTTTTTAATGCGCACAGTTTCCATTATGAACCATTAATAAATCTTTGCCAATCAAGGGCAGTTTTAATATTGTAACCTCTATTGATAAGTGTCTTGATGATAGACTCTAAGAGCTCTATTTTTTCTTGCTGAACACCGATCTTAAGAGAAAGTTTAATTATGTCCTCGTCTGCATCCATATACATTGGGATGTCAGCCTTTAGAATTAAACCCTTAGCTGGAAGTTTCCAACCCTTTTGTTGAGTTTCTTCATTTGGACCCTGAGTAAAGAATTCGTATTTGTCGAGCTTCAACTTCTTCATGTCGCTCTCATGCGATCTAAGAAGTAGTCTTTCGCTTACCAGAATCTGATAATACTTATGATGGAGCTTAGGAATATTAAGCGACTCATCACCGAGCTCTGTTTTGTCGATAACAGAGTCATCTTTCCACTGACCAAATATCTCTTCAAGTTTCATTATGCATCTCGTTTCAAATTTGATTTTATATCTTACTATATCCGAGAATAAAAGTCAAGCATTAAATATTGGTAATGGTATAATAAGTGTACTTAAACGTTGCAGATGCTTCGATATAGTTTACTGATAAGTCTTTAGTAGTGAATGTTAAGTCAGATAAAGAAATTGGGAAAGCATCAGCATATGTTATTTCATAATTTGGCATTTTGGCGCTAGAAAGAATAACAATACCTATATCAGAATAGATACCATCACCGCTCAATATTGGCTGATCTTGAATTGTTTTATATTGTTCGAAGTTCTCTGGTTTTCCTAAAGCTCTCATCCAATTGTGTATTTCAAGATAATTCTGTAGATCTTCATCGACTTTAAATGAAATTGAAAGATCGCCGAAGTTCAAGTGATCGCCTGGATAAGGCGTCTTTACAAATGGATTATTGGGAGATGGCGATAGCATTGTAATGCTAGGTATGTTAACCTTCTGAATAAAGAAGTTAACATGAGGAGCTTTCTTAATTTGGAACTTAAAATTAAGAGGACTTAGAAAGTTCTTATTTTCTGGTGTGTTATCTATAGCGGTCATATTATTCTCCTAATACCTACCACTATTTATATAAAGAAAGGGGGGAGCTTTCAAGACTCCCCCCTTCAAGTGCGCTACAAAGTTTCTTATTATCTTACATGAGGTTGTTTACGATCACGCGACGATAATACTTATTGGTGCTGATTGTTAGAGCGCCTGAACCCTTTGTTGTTCCCTGGGCGAATGGGTTTGCTACCATGCCATAACGAGTCTTGAACCCGATCTTTGGCTGGAAGGTTGACTGATCAACCGCACGGACCATCTGTAGTGGAACATATGGGCA